AGATCAAGACAAGCAAAATAATCTGACATTTTACCAAGGCCCTAATATTGACGTTAGGGCCTAGGTATGCTAAAATAGATGACACAAAGGACAAAATTATGACAAAAGTATTTGACGCAACAAAATTTAGAAAGAGCATCACAAAATCCATACAAGGACTTGGCATAGGATTCAGCGATCCCACAGACTGGATCTCCACAGGAAATTACGCATTGAACTATTTGATGACCAGTGATTTCAACAAAGGAATTCCACTAGGCAAGGTTACAGTACTTGCGGGTGAATCTGGAGCAGGTAAAAGTTACATAGCATCAGGAAACATTATCAAGAATGCACAGGAGCAAGGTATATTCGTTATACTGATTGACACAGAGAATGCACTAGACGAACAGTGGCTACAGGCATTGAAAGTGGACACATCAGAAGACAAACTTTTAAAATTGAGTATGTCAATGGTCGACGATGTAGCAAAGACCATATCGGAGTTCATGAAAGGTTACAGGGAGCAACACGCAGACAACAAAGAGGGTGCACCAAAAGTACTATTCGTCATAGACAGTTTGGGTATGATGCTTACACCAACAGACGTTAACCAGTTTGAAGCAGGTGACATGAAAGGTGACCTAGGTAGAAAACCCAAGGCCCTGACGGCACTTGTTAGGAACTGTGTGAATATGTTTGGTAGTTGGAATGTGGGACTTATAGCGACCAACCACACATACGCATCACAGGACATGTTTGATCCAGATGACAAAATATCAGGTGGCCAAGGATTCATCTATGCAAGTTCTATCGTTATCGCGATGAAGAAACTGAAATTGAAAGAAGACGAGAAGGGCAACAAGATATCAGAAGTGAGAGGTATCAGGGCCGCTTGTAAGGTAATGAAGACTAGATATGCTAAACCTTTTGAAGGTGTACAAGTCAAGATTCCTTATGACACAGGCATGGATCCCTACAGTGGACTTGTGGATCTGTTCGAGAAAAAAGGATTATTAGTGCAAACGGGAAATAGACTGAAGTATGTTGACAAGGCAGGTAAAGAACATATAGACTTCAGGAAAGCATGGACTGGTGATAAATTAGATATGATAATGGCGGAGTTCAAGGAAGAAGTACCTACCGAAATGGAAGACACAGATGCCCCTATCGAAGTAGAAACAGAAACAAAACCAAAAGCAAAGAGTAAAAAAGAAGAGTAATGATAGACTTTACACACGAGGACATCGAAAGGTTATGGAACTCCATAACACACTACGTTCCAGAGAGACAGAAACTGGACTGTGCTATAGACTTCATCAAGAGCCTAGAGGACATAGGAGTGGAGCACGACGAGATCAAGGCGTCTGCTGAATACGATCCCAAGTTAGAAGAAGCGATCAACACTGTGTTCGAGGAAGACGAAGAGTCAGACGGATACGGCGAAGATGATTAATTGGTACAACGAAGTCAGCAGGAACCTAGCAAAGATACCAGACTGCGTGGCATACTTCGACAAGGAATTGATCGAGGCCAAGAAGCAGTGCAAGATCTACGGTAACCTGGAAAGGGCCAGTGCGTCACTGCCAGGCATAGTGGAAGAGAGATTCAGTCAACTGCAACAGTTAGAAGCGATACTGGAATACCTAAACATCGAATTGAGGAGACTGAGATCAAAGACCTTCAGGAAATACTTAGAAAATTACAACAGGGCGTTATCAAGCAGAGATGCCGAGAAGTACGTGGACGGTGAGGATGATGTCGTAGACATGGACAAAATAATAAATGACTTCGCGTTAATCAGAAATCAATGGTTGGGCATAACCAAAGGACTGGATCAGAAACAATGGCAGATAACAAACATTGTGAAACTGAGGGTCGCGGGAATGGAAGATGCCGACATCAAATAGAATAATACTTACAGACGTAGACGGTGTGCTTCTCGAGTGGGAACACCACTTCACCAAATGGATGTTGCAGAAAACATTATTTGATGAGAAAGGTGCCAGGTATCACCCACACAGACTACTACCAGACAAAGAGAACACATACGAAATGGCGGAACGTTTTGGTGTGACAAAAGACGAGATCAGAAAACACATAAGAGAGTTCAACAGGAGTGCTTGGATGGGCACACAGAGACCAATGCTTGAGGCACAGACTTGGGTCAAACTGTTGGCGGCTGAGGGATGGACGTTCATACCAATAACATCGCAAACGTCTGACATACCAGCACAGCAGTTGAGAAAGAGAAGATTAGGAGAACTGTTTGGTGATCATGTGTTCACAAATTACCATATACTAGGCACAGGTGCTGACAAAGACAGTGCTTTAGCCGAGTTTCACAATACCGGGCTGTATTGGGTCGAGGACAAGCCAAACAACGCTGTAGCCGGGCTCAAATACGGTTTAAAGCCTATATTAATAGACCATCTATACAATAAAGACTTTGATCATCCAGATGTAATACGTGTGAATAATTGGAAAGATATACACCAAATAGTTTCAGGAAGAAAATAGCAATCTATATATTGTTGGTAAAAATAAGTTCAATGTTTTGTTTTTTACCAATTCTGTTTGTCCAAACTTTATATCCACGACTTTGATATTTTTCCACTATCTCGTCTAGTCTATTAAAGTTGTCATCTGTGTCACCTATATCCATTTCGCATTCACACAGGATCACTTTTGCTGGCAAAGACAAATCCAGTATTTCGTTCAGCATCTCATACCAACGTCCTTCAATGTCTAGTTTTATCACGTCCACTTCGGCGCCGTGCTCATCAACGATCTCTTTGAGATTAGTTGTTTGGACTTCTATCAAATCCTCGTATTTCTCCGGCTCGTCTAACTGAAAACACTTGCCATCACCAGCAACATCATAAAACTTCATTGTCTGCCCTGCCACTGTGTCATAGGCTTTGCTTGTATGAATGATATTATAATCACCCCCATTGGCACTGTCTGTGGTTTGTTTTGATAACGGTGTTGGATCAAAGGTCAATATCTTTGCTGTGCGATTGTCTTTCCTGCAATTGAGTTCGTACCTGATCTCCCTAGAGACACCGAAGTTCCAAAACATTCTTGCATTTTTCCTTACATGGTCGGGTGTGCTGTACTGTTTGTACCGCGTCCATCCTTGTTGATTTACTAGACCGCCACTGGGTGATAGAGGAAACCTACTTTCATACTCTCGGCAACGTTCTGAAATTTGCATATGGAAATATTTATAAGTTAAATATTGATGTGAAAATATATGTAGGGCACGACAGCAGAGAAGACATAGCATACCAAGTCTGTGAGCATTCTATAAAAAGACGAGATCCGTCAGCGGAAGTTATCCCCCTCAAACAAAAACAGATGCGAGACCAAGGACTCTACACCAGACCAGTGGACAAGTTGGCATCAACGGAGTTCACGTTCACTAGGTTCTTCGTGCCATACATGAATGACTTCAAAGGTTGGGCGGTGTTCTGTGACTGTGATTTCCTATGGAAGATTCCGAGCCACGAACTTGTGAAGTACTGTGATCCGTCGAAAGCGGTCGTGGTCGTGCAACACGACTACACACCCAAGGAAACAACTAAAATGGATGGACAGGTGCAGACATCATATCCAAGGAAAAACTGGTCAAGCATGGTGTTATGGAATTGCGAACACCCCAAGAACAAAATCCTCACACCAGAACTATTGAACGAAGAGTCTCCGAAGTTCCTGCACAGGTTCAGTTGGTTGGAGGACAACGAGATAGGAGAGATGCCTGCAGAGTACAACTGGCTAGTGGGTTGGTACAAAGAGCCTAGGGATGGTACCCCGAAGATTCTGCACTACACGGAAGGTGGTCCATGGTTCGACGGTTACCGAGACTGTGAGTATGCAGATGACTGGAAGAAGGAACTTATAAATCTTTTCAGCTCGTAAAATCAAAAATAAATTTTATCTATCTGCTCAACGTTTGGTTTTTGTTCTATTACTTCACTGTTGTTGAATCCTAGTTGGAACATGTATTCGTCCATTTCATTTTCAGATGGCATCTCCGGAAACTGTTTATCCTTGTGTATGTTGACTTCTTGTATCACGTATTTGGCACGTGTGAATATGTCTGGGGCACCATTCATGACCATTATCTCAGCACCCTGAACATCTTGTTTGATCAAATCATACTGGGCATCCTTACCTACTAATTGGTCCAATGTTTTCATCTGCCTGATCTCATAATCTTTGAAAATACCAAAAACTGTTGAGCCTTTTGTGTACGTGACCTTCTTCCTATTGCCCTTGTCAATTTCACGCAGGTACATTTTAATTTCCCTGTCACTGTCTCCAAGCACGGCGATATGATAATCGTCCGTCGCTTCTTTTAATCTTTTCTCGTGTTTTTTTCCTGCTTCAATGCAGGTGTAATGAGCATCGGGCCAGATAGGTTTGACGTTTTTGGTCCAGAATCCATTCCACGCACCTATGTCCAATATCCTCGAAGGCATAAACTCTTGTTTTGATTTCAGTTCTTGCAAATATTTGTACATCATGCTTTGTAATAGATTATATCTGGCCAAGTTTTGATCAGCACTTTGAATCCCAAGGATTTCAAGTGCTCCTTGATATCTTTCTTACTGCTACCGTATTTCTCACTGTTGCCGTTCAACTCAATCATCAAGTATTCAACATTTTCTA